TTTACTTCTTCCCTCACGCGCAGCGGCGCCGTGGTGGCCTCCCCTTGGGGCTCCAGCGCCGCCGCCATGCGGCGTGCCTTGACTGCTGCACGCGCCTCCGGATCCTCGAGCTCGAGGAGCCTGTCATAGAACTTGGGGGGTTTCATTTGCGCGCCGCGAAGAACGATGAAATCGCTCGGGTATGCGTCGCCTTTGAAGCGCTCGTACCAGCCTTTCGCAATAGCTGGATTAAGAGACATCGTCGTGTACTCCGGCAGCAAGTGATGCACTTCGCCGGTTTCCGGATCGATGACCGTGTAATGTTTTTCTGCGTCATCGCCGGTTATCTTTTTCGTTACGTATCGAGCAACGTAGGCGGCTGATTCGAAGGTAACAGCCCCAGTTGTACAGAAACCCGCCGGCCACAGTCGCTGCAGAAATTCGGAAGTGAAGATTTGACTTCCATCGGCGCTTTTCTTGAAAGCCTCCTTATCCGGGAAGTCAAAGCCGAACAGCAGGGCGTGATAGTGAGGTCGACGAGTCCGTTCTCCGTACTCACCGCAATGGTAATAGGAGATCCTGCGGGGCTCGATTTTTTTGCGGAGGCGTTTGGCAAAGTCTTGGAAATGTTTTTTTATTAAGGTGCCACCGTAGGGGACATTCTCCGGGGCGTACGTAAGCGTGATGAACGCATTGTCTTCATGCAGCTGGGCCTGATGCATACATCGAATCGCCCACTGCCGCGAATACTCAAGCTTGCACCCGATGCACCGACCGCACGGGATTGAAAGAGAGGGGGCATCAAGCCCCCCCGCCTTCGACAGTTTTGAGACCCACGACCGTTTGCCCGTTGGATTGATGCGCTTCGACTGATAGCCGTGTAACGGGCGATAACACGGCATCCGGACCTAGAGCCGGATTCCACCGCGCATCGGCGCACCGCGAAAGTTCTTCGCGTGCGACCTGGACGCGGTCCTGCTGAACACTCGCCGGGACTTGCCCCGGTTCATCTTCTGCCGATAGGCCATATGGCCCTCCTTTCCGGACCGCTTATACCACGAATGCCCCCACATAGCGTAAGGACTTGGTGTCACCTAGACCAATTACATCAAGTGATGAATTGGTCTGTCCGCTCGCAGGAGGCTCGCACGGGCGCAAAAAAGCCGCCTTTCGGCGGCTTTTCCGGCCCGGCATCGTTGCTAGGGCGTCGCAGGCGCGACTTTGGAGGGGGGGGGCGCGGGGGGGATAGCCACTTCCGCCTTCGGCGGCTCCACGGGCTTCAGAAGCCCGAGTTCCCGCGCCTCCTCCATGTTGCGCTCGTCCTGGACGAAGTCGAGGAACAGCGCCGGCTCGTTATCGAACCTCGAACGCAGTTCTGCGGGGAGCTCGTTGAAGAGCGTTTTTGCGTCGGCCACAGTTTGGACCGCCTTTTGATATTCCATGCCCGTGCAGTCGCCATACCGAGGCTGATTTTTTTGCGTGAAGTCGAGAACGCCAGTGCGCATGAAGCGCTTGATGATGATGTTGATGTCGCATTCATCCTTGAATGCTTGTTTTGTGCGTCCTTTTGTAGAACAGGTTAATTGAACGCGATTTTTTTGAGAGTAAGCACTGAGAATTATTTTTTCCATGAGAGAGAGTTAGTCCAGTAGGTAGTTTGAAGTTTTAGAAGATCGCTTTTAGAGAGAGAGAATTTGGACGCAGTACCAAGAGTGGAACGCGGAACGTATCCGCAGATATGGGGCTGCGCCCCATGCCCCCGGCTTAACGCCTGATGTTCTCGACAGCACTTGAGCCGCCAGTGATGGCTTTCATTGCACGGTTGATATAGCGCATCACATTGCCGTAGCGAGTCTCATCGATCTCGCCCTCCAACCGGCGGCCTTTCTCGTCCGCCTCCAAGATAAGCGCCTGCGACCGCGCAGAGTTCGTCAACTGCTCTTGCGTTTTCGTTTGCTCCTGAAGCAGATTTGTTTCCTGCTTCTTTTTCTCCGTATCGGCTGAATAATTCCAGCCCAACTGATCAGCAGCCACGCTTTGCGATCTCATCAGCTTTTCCTGAGCACTATTGATCTCCGCCTCCGTGAACTTGCTTTGCAGCTGAGCCGTTCCCGAACCTCCCGATGCGCCCGAACTCCCGTGCGCTGCGCCGGACGCGGCCGCGGCGCTTGAGTGATACGCCCCAGGGCCTTTCGTGGCCGACAAGATCCGGTTGAATCCGGCCTTCGAAAGATCCTCCGAAGTGCGCTGCCATTGCGTGTTCGACATGCGCTCTTCCCATGCGCGCTGTTTTTCCACCTCGGCAGTGTCGTACTCCCGCTGCGCTACCGCCTGGGCAGAGTTAAACGACCGGTCGAGGTTCGCCTGCGTAGCGTTGTTCTGCTGCAGATCCTCCTGCATCTCCTCCGCGTGCATCATCTTCGGAATGTTCATCGCCGCGTCCATGATCGCGCCGAACATCAGAGATGGCTCCCCATGCCGGGGACGCCGAACACGGGCATCGGACGCGCATGATGCATCTGGAAATACGCGTCGAACAGGAAGTGCGGCTCCGCAGGAACCGCGATACAGCGGTCGACCGGCGGATTCTCCACGATGAAATCCTGATCCAACGTCGGCGCCGCGGCGAAGTCCTGCGACAGATGCCACGCGTCCAGCGTGCCCGCGACGTTCGACCGAAAGAGCCCGGTTAAGAGCGACGGCTTGTAACGATAGTCCGCGTGCCGCTCTTGGTAAGCGAAGCCCGTGTCGTCCTCCGCGTCGACACCGGAGACGAAGATTTCTTTTTGGAGCACCGCCTGCTCGCCGATATGAGCGAGCGCAGGCCAGTAAAAGTCATAGCGCGTACGGCGGCTAAATTGCCGGTGAAGTCCCTGCTGGTAGGTGAGATCAGCCCGTACAGACACGATGCCGAGGATGATGCCGTGCTCCGTAAAAGATGCAGTGAATCCGTGCCCGGTGAGTAATGCAGTTCCCATCGCGGCAAGATTCCCTTGCGGGCTCGTAGCGTCCGAAGAGCCGGTCTGAGGCACAGGCGAAATATTGATCGGAGAGCTCCCGCCTCCGAGGAACTCAGGCCGTTGCAGCCGAGCGTCAGGAGAAGTGACGCCGAAATGAGCCCGGATGATCTCCGTGTACCGCGTCCCGCCACGCGCGTCCCTTTCCAAGATAAGTTGAATCGCCACGGCCTGCCGCAGCACGTTGATGGTGGACGCCGTCGCGTCCTGAAGATCAGCGACCAGCGATCCGTTCGGATCGAGCACGAGCGCCGTCGTCCCGTTCGCGCCGACCAAGAAACTGTTCGCGTCCGAGCGCAACGGATTCTGCGCGGCAGCGCCCGAATGCGTCGCCGCTATCCGAAGCACGGGAGCCGGCCCACCAGCTGGGCCTTGGAGCTCTACAGGCGCACTCGACCCGAGCGGCAACGAAACCGCATCGCCCTTCTGCGGCCACGGCAGCGAGCTCGTGAAGTAATCCGGGCGCTTCCCGCGCCGACGGATCAGATAATCGCCGGGTGTATCCGGACCGTCATCACGGTCGACCGGAACCGAATCCTGAAGGTTCTGGTCGCGATACCACTCGTTGTAGATCAACGAATACGCCCGATGAAAGAGCGACGAATGCTCGATACCCGCGATCCCGGGCGGAATGCCCAGATAATCCGACAGCGAGCTCACGTTGTACCCGCCCCCCGGGGACGTCATCTGCGGAACGAGGAATTCCGTGGAGTCCCCGGGGTTCGCTTGCTCACCGTTGAACTTCTGCCAGTTGTCCCAGATCAACCGAATCGGCACGAAGAAGAAGTGCGTGTCCATGAACATGTTGTCCATGATCGGGAAGATCGGCGTAGCCAGACGCGCGAAGCCGGTCATGTTCACCTTGACCGTATCGCCGGGCAAACCCTCGTCGCACAGAATCGGTACCAGCCACCCGGCGTCGAACGTCGTCTTGTAACCGTGCGACCGGTCGAACGTCGAGCGCGGGATTTGCGCTTGAGGCACTCGCGAGAACGAGTGCTTCATTACCGACGGGTTGTGATGCGATTTCGTGTTGAACATTTTTACCCCTCCTTAGTAGGAAAGCTGATCGGTTGGAGCTCCAGCCGCTTCTTAAACTGCAACGCTTCGGCCACGTGCAACGGCTGGCCGAGCAGCGCAAACACCGCGCTTTCATCGTTAAACGTCCCGAGGTGGTACAGCGCGTAGTCCTCCGGGAACGCGGCGATCGGCGCACCCGCCTGATTAACCGCCGCCGCCAGGGCGCGCACGCCCAGGTCGACGTGAGCCACAAAAAAGGGCGTCATGAACGCCCTTGCTTTTTTGTCGTACGCAGCCATCGCTTGCAGGATCATTGATCGATTCCTC